GAATATTTTCCACTTGCGGTGGCATCATTGCTTTCATTTAGTGTTGTATTGACGTTACACTCATATTGGGCATTGTTTTACCTTATGGCATTTGTTTGTCTAAGTGTACTCTGTGTCAAGAAAAGTGATATAGAGGGCAGGTTAACCCTTGCTATACATTTGTCAATTATGCATTTATGGGAGAATACTGTTCACCGTTGGAGAATCTTTTCTGATGTATGGATAGGTAAGATCACGAAGAACACTTTCTTTAGTTCCAAAGTAATTGCTTTATCTGCTGCAATAGGAGTATTAGGTACTCTTTTGTACCTCTCTAGATTTGTCGAAGAAGAAGATGGAAATAAGGAGCGTGATTCCTTATCGAGTGAAGGTGTGGCAATGAGTGCCGCACAACGTTCGGAAAGTAATAGTGACAGTGGTTCAATGGAACACTCATTCTCTAATGGCTATAATATCTCATGTGAACCAGACAGTGACGACGCACTTGAAGATGACATTGCGGACGTTGCAGACCCTTATGTCTATAAAGACACAGTAGACTTCTTTCCAGTGAAGAGGTCAACTTTCTGGGGCGTTCGTGAGTTACCAGCACCTGAATATTGTACGGAGAGTCCGGATGTATTGCAGAAGATCGTTCACAAAAATTTGCGCAATGTCTATATCAAGTACCCAGGTAAGATGACGTACCGCCAGTATTGTCTGGGAGTTTGTGAGAACTTTATGATCATGCATGCACATTCATTCCATAACGGAATAGAAGGGGCTACTTTGCATATTGGGGTTACGGCTGTAGCTGATATCTCAAATTGTAATTATCAGGTGACAATAGGTGATAACAATTATTGTAAGATCACTAATGATATACTCATGGTTAAAGTAAATTTTTGTTTTACGGATATATTGAAGTATTTCCCACAGAATCTTGTAGGTCATGAGAATGTCAAGTGTTTGATAGGTAATGTTGTTACCATGGCGCGATTTATTCCCCATGCATCCTTTGATGACCCAAAAGGTCGTATTGACTATGACAATGTTTACCTCTATAATTTCCCAGGTCACCAGAAGGGTGATTGTGGTTTACCGCTTCTAGGGAATGTAGGAAACTCTTGTATTCTTGCAATCCACTCTGCTGGTAACCCTAAGTCAGCCGCCGCTGCGGGTATAATGTTATCCCAAACTCAGTTGAAAAGTGCTATGCGCACTCTGAGAGGGTCTTTTAATATGGTATCTGAGAGTATCGCCCTTTATGGGGGAGAACCACATAGTAAATCTGTAGTACGGCATGAAGATATGGGCAGCATCCGTTATCTAGGTAAAGTTTCTTCACCAAGTTTGAACATGGGTTCAAAACTCGAGCGTACTATTCTGGCACCAGAGTTGCCAGACTTGTTTTATGACACTTTTGGTGTGATAGTTGATGCCAATTATGTTAAGCCTACCATGAAACCACGTTGGGTGAACAAAGAGTATGTTAGTCCTTTAAATGTCGGATACCGAAAGTTGGCAACTACTAAAATTTCAGTAGAACCTAACACCATGGATCGCGTTATTGATTGTATTGTTGCGAAGTTTCTTGACAACCTTGAAGCAAAAGACATCTCTTTACAGCTTACCCCAGTTTCTCTTGACGTTGCCATTAACGGTGATATAAGTAGACCATACTACAGGCGTATTGATACAACCAAGGCTGGCGGCTTTGGATTTCCAGGCAGTAAAAGTAAATATCTCGTGAGGACTGAGGAAGATAACTTGGTTCATGACGAACCAACTAAGGAATTAGTGTCATCGGTGCGAGACATTATATCTACTTATGAATCAGGAGTTTGTGCATCACCTATCTTTAATGCTTGTCTGAAGGATGAACCTCGTCTAGCGCATAAGAATGACAAAGGTGCAGTTCGAGTTTTTTATGCTATTCCTTTTGATTATTACCTGGTTATGAGAATGTATTTAATGCCTTTTTATGCTCTCATGGTAGAATACAGTGATGACTTTTACACGTGTGTAGGCATTGACATAGTTTCTTCAGGGCATGCTTTTATTAGCGAGCTCGAAGAATTTTCAGAACTAGGTTTTGAAGGTGATTTTGGTGGCTTTGATGTACGAATGCCTATTGATGTCTCTGTAGCAGCTGCCGAAATTATTTGTCGTGTTTTGAGTGTATCTGGATATAGTAAGAAGGACCTTAAGATTGTATCTGGTATTCTCACTGATGGAATTCGTTGCAATATTAATTTCTGGGGAGATCTTTTAGTAGTTATGGGCATGCAGCCCTCGGGTAAGTATGCAACTGCTGAAGATAATTCCTTGAAAGTTCTAGTGCTGATGGTATATGTATGGGAGAAAATTACGACTCGAGAAGGAAAATTCTTTGATTATGTGCTTCCAAGGACTTACGGAGATGACATTGCGGCATCCGTTAAAGAAGAGATCATTGATGAGTATAATATGGTCCTATTTTCTGATGAAATGGCACTATTGGGTTTAGAATTTACGACAGCTGCGAAGAACAGTGTTACGGATAAATTTATACCTACCAGTGACATATCTTTCCTTAAGAGGACTTTTCGAGAACATCCTGACCTCGGTTTCAAAACGTCGTGCTTGGACTTAGAGTCTATATATAAGTCCCTTCAGTGGAGGTTGCCATCCAAATCAGTGAGTGAGTGTGATCAAATGGTATCTTGCGTTAATAGCAATTTACAGGAAGTTTTCCTTTGGGTAACAGAGAAGAAGTTTAATCACTTTCGTGATAGCATGGAGGAGATCTTACGCTCGAATTATGAGGGAGCGAAGTTTACATTGGTCACTTATGAAGTTCTTTTAGAACGTTTATGTCCCGAAACAAGAGCCGTATTGGGAGGAGGACGGCCTACTCTATTCGAAGACGAAGCAAGTATTTCTACTGTACTTGTAGGGTTCGAATGTGAGTGTATCTCAGTAGAAGAAGTGAATTTTGGGTCTGGTCGCCTATCTTCACTCATTCAATGGCCAGCAAAAACTAATTTTGCAGAGCGTAAGGCTCAGCTCCTTGAGGAGCTAGGAAAGTTTGGAGAAAACTTTAAATTTCTCTCCCGTCGCGATGTTCTCAAGTCCCAGTCAATTATGACGAATCGTGACAGGTATTTACAAGCAGCAGAGTATTTCGATATTGTTGCTGAAATTGATTCCATAGATCTCACGGAGAGAACAATGGAACGGTCGAAGGCGCGTAAGCTCTTGAATATGGGACTAGAGTCTGGAGAGTTGGCTCCTGGTGATATGGAGCAAGTACATGAGAACGTTGATGACGTGGGTGGTGCACCCATGGAACAAGATATGTCTTCAGTTGATTTTCAGTTCTCTGTAGGTCAGAGTAACGATCTCGATGTTGCAGACTTTTTCGCGCGTCCAGTTGAAATTGCAAATTTAACACTGACACCTGGAGTGGATCTGACTTATAGTGTGGACCTTTATAGTGCATGGTTATCGAATGCAAGCGTTAGAGCTAAGTTGAAGAATTATGCATATTTTCGCGGTGATTTATGGATTAGAATAGCCATTTCGGCCTCTCCTTTCCATTATTCTATAGTTCAAGTAAGTTATCAACCATTTGCAGACTTTAATGAAAATTTGATTAATCTTGAACCCGAGCTAGTGACAGCACGCCGTCAGGCAGTGTTGTCTTACTTGTCACAGAGTAGATATTATGCAGAGATAAACGTGCGAGATAATCAGCCACATGAGATGTTGTGTCCCTTTATATCTCCGAAGCCCATGATGAGACTCTTCAACACTACTCCTTTAGTGATAGCTGATACGTCTGAGTACGACGATGCTACTTCTTTTGGTCGCCTCTATATCAACTCTTTGAATCAACTCGCCAGTGCGTCAAGTTCACCCACTGATGTTACGATTTTTGTTTACGCTTGGGCAGAAGATGTTCAGTTAGGAGCACCCACAGGAACGGTCATTCAATTGTCTACAGAAGCGGGTCCTGTTGACGAACGTGAAGTGGGCCCAGTAGAGAAAATTGCATCACGCTTAGCCACAATGAGCGCGTATCTCACAGCTGTTCCACAGATAGCACCTCTTGCTGCTGCTAGTACAATGTTTTTCTCAGGTATATCTGGAGTAGCTTCGTGGTTCGGTTGGTCATATCCAGTAATGAACAACGAACCACATAGGGTGAATCCACAACCGTTCCAGAATGGCGCTAATACTATAGGATATGATACTGGGAAAAGGATTACCTTGGACCCAAAGCAGGAATTAACTATTGACCCGCGTGTTGTACGCGGAAATGAAGATGAAATGTCATTAGCTTATATTAACTCTCGTAGTTCTCTTTTTGATATATTCCAGTGGTTAGCGTCAGATGCAGCACTAGGTAGTGCGATCTGGACAGTTCCAGTCACCCCTCGGGCGTCTAAGAGATATTCCATAGGTATACCAGATCCTTATCTCGTTCAACCTACTTCCTTGGCATTCGCTGCCACACCTTTTTATTATTGGCGAGGTGACATTACTTATCGCTTCCAAATTGTCTGTTCTCAGTATCACAGAGGCAAGCTAGCAATCTATTTTGAACCAAATATCTCCCAGAATGCTGTTATAGATGCTACTCTTGACCTCAATAAGCAGTACATACAGATTATAGACATTCAGGAAACTCAAGAATTTGAAGTCACCATAGGTTGGGCCTACCCAAGGGCCTGGGCCAAGAACCTTCCCAATGATTTATATGGAGATCTAGGTAGTGTGGCTTACCTTGGTCCTGATTTGGAACCATACTCAAATGGATACATTGCGGTCGTCCCTTTTACCGCATTGCAGAGTCCAGATGGTTCTGATATTGAAATTAATGTGTACGTGAAATCTGACAACATGGCTTATAATCAATTTTCACACGTGCATATGCCACAAGAGCGTTATTCAACAGAAGCAGCGGCAGTACCCGATACTTATCTCAATCAAAGTACTGCTACAATGGATAACATATCTTCTCACCACTTTGGTGAGCAACCCGTGTCATTCCGTTCTCTTTTGAAGAGGTTTTCGACGCCTGACACAGGAGTAGCTACAGTTCCAGGCTCTGGAGGTACAAATGTATTGGTTTTAGATAAACCCATTTTTCCTCTGCCTGTACCTAGTTACTCTGTTGGTACCACGGACTTTGTAGGTACCAATCTTTTCGGTTACTTGCGTTATGCCTACCTTGGCTTACGCGGTGGCCTCCGGCATAGGTTTGGGTTAATTGGGGATTACACTATCCCACCCCTTTCGAGCATTCGTTGCTCATTAGTTGAACCATTACCCTATGCCACCAGTACCTCTTTTCGGGTCGACACTCACGATGTGTATTTTTCCTCCATTATGGAGGGAACTATCGAAGAGCGTTATTTGACGAATTCCGGAATTGAGTTTGAGACTCCGTTGTATACGAACAATCTCTTTCTCATGTCGTTTTCCGACGTCCTTATCCCGAATAACACAAATTTTGAGAATGAAATATCTTCTTATTTTCGTGTCGCTGTCCCAGTGACCTCAATTGATACTTTGACGTGTCGTTATACACACACCATAGCATCTGCTGAAGACTTTACTTTCTTACACTACTCAGGAGCCCCATCCTTTGTAGTACCATAGTGCGAGAACACTTAATTTAAACAGGCTTCCTGTTTACT